TGGACTCAGATAGAAGTCCACTAAAGAATATTCCTGACAACAATGCTCGGCACTTAATCCTGCAGATACTTGCATGGATGTGGTGCATTGTGTTTAGCATTTTCTTGGGTAGCTATCTTGTGTTTGGGTTGACAGCAATAGCTCATGTGTTACTACTGGCTGCAATAGCTGTGACTGTAGGGACATTTGATACTGCTAACAGGAACCCAAAGACGTTATCTGATTTTGCCATGCGTCTTGATGGGTACAATGGTAGACGTAACAACGGAGAGCATGATTAAATTATGACTAAGAAAGATAATCGGATATAATCGGATATAATTGGAGTGGATAAAGAATGTCCCAGATTAAAGTAACATACATAGACCACATGGGTAGTGACCTGTCTGTAGTTAATGCAGCACGTGTATCCTTTGGTAAGGAGAGCCTGTGGAATTGGTCTAAAGAGTTAGATAGTGATACGGGGGATGGCCGTACACTAAGGGAACGTGACACTAATCTAATCAAGTACCTAGCCAAGCACAGACACATGTCACCCTTTGGTCATGCCTTTGCATCCTTTCACGTTAAGGCTCCTATCTTTGTAGCTAGGCAGCTAGTCAAGCATAAGTTCTTACGTTGGAATGAGATTAGTCGTAGGTATGTAGATGATAAGCCTGAGTTCTATGAACCTGATGAGTGGCGTGGTAGGGCTGACGATAAGAAGCAGGGTAGTGCTGGTGCTGTAGAGTCTGTACCTGTCGGTGCTTTAAAGGTTCAAGGGTATTGCCTAGCTGCTTATCAAGACTTATTATCTGGTGGTATCTGTCCAGAGCAAGCACGTATGGTGTTGCCACAAAGCACCATGACTGAATGGTATTGGTCAGGCAGTCTTGACGCCTTCATGGATATGTGCAATCTAAGATGTAAGCTGGACACTCAGTACGAGACTAGGTTAGTTGCGGAATACATACTAAGTGAAATGATTAACTTATTTCCAGTATCAGTGGAGGCATTAAGAAGATGATGGAGCTATCTCTAATTAGAACCCTACACGATCAGGAGTTCTATGAAGATCACAAGGGTATCAAATGCCCTGACAAGTTGTTCACTAAAGATGTACGCAAGATCAAGCGTGTCTTGGACAACGCTATGGAAAAGTATGACCGCACTATATCTACCTCTGAGTTAGAGGCTTTGTTCTTCTCTGAGTACAGTACCATGACTACAGCTAACAAGGTTCTCTATGAGGGTCTGTTCTCCAAGCTACGCAAAGAGGCTCCTATGTCTAGGGACGTAGCCTCAGATGTACTGTCTAGGATGTTTAGGCAGCACGTAGGGGAGCAGGTAGCTAACTTGGGGTTCGACTACGTTAACGGTAAGCTTACCTCTCTTGAGCCACTACGTCAGGTGCTTGAGGCACATGAGGATAACTTCATGCCTAACATGAATGTTGAGTGGGCTGACATTGATATAGATACAATCCTTGAGGCAGGACTACAGCAGTCACAATGGAAATGGAATATACCTAGCCTCGCTGGGCGCATAGAAGGCATAAGTAGCGGTCACTTCATCATTGTAGGTGCTAGGCCCAACACAGGTAAGACAAGCTTCCATGCGTCTACTATTGCTTCACCTAAAGGTTTTGCAGAGCAGGGTGCTAAGTGTATGGTACTATGTAACGAGGAAGAGTATGTACGTGTAGCTGAACGCTACCTGTGCGCTGCTGCCAGTATGGATACAGATGAGATCAAGTCTAACTATGCGTTAGCTGCAGCTAGGTACAAGAAGGTACGTGAAAAGATCAGCATGTTTGACAGTACAGGTAAAGACTTAGGTTGGGTAGAGAACATCATTAAGCACAGCAAGCCCGACATAGTTGTACTTGACATGGGTGATAAGTTTGCTGTAAAGAGTAGTGACAAGTCAGACGTATATCTCAAGGCTGCGGCTATCCATGCACGTAACATAGCTAAGAAATATAACTGTGCTATTATATGGATGAGTCAGTTGTCTGCTGATGCACAAGATAAAGTCTACCTTGATCAGTCTATGCTGGAAGGTAGTAAGACAGGCAAGGCAGCAGAGGCAGACTTGATGCTGTTGATAGCTAAGAACCAAGTTACTGAGGGTGACGATGAAGACAAGCAGCGTCATATCAATGTAGCTAAGAACAAACTAAAGGGTGGATGGCATGGGGTTGTCCATTGTGAGTTAGACGGGGGCAGGTCACAGTACCTAGCCTAAAGAAAGGAACACAATGCGTATAGTATTGGACGTTGAGAACACAACAAAAAAGCGCAACGGTAAGCTTCTACTAGACCCTTGGGAGGAGGGTAACTTCCTAGTTAACGTAGGGGTACGTGACGTTGACGATGGCACTGAGGCTCTGACGTTTGATCTGCAACACAAAGAGTACGTTGACCAGACAGGCGTTGAGTCTCGACGTATTCAAAAGATATTGGATAACACTACCCTGCTGATCATGCACAACGCACAGCATGACTTGGCTTGGCTTTGGGAGTGTGGCTTTAAGTATGACGGGGCTATATGGGATACCATGCTTGCCGAGAGTATTTTACTCAGAGGAAACAACATAGAGATATCAGATAAAGGAGTAGTCAAAAAGATATCTTTGTCTCTAGGTAACACAGCTATCCGTAGAAACCTTGACTTTCAAAAGGATGACACTCTAAAGCGTTACTTTAAGGAAGGTTACAACACTGATGAGATACCATTGGCAGAGTTGACCTTTTACCTTGAGGCTGACTGCAATACTACAGCTTCACTGTTTCATGCACAGAGTGCAGACTTCATGTTACCTGAGTCTCAGAGCCTTGGTAAGGTGAGAGACATTACGTTTGAGGTATGCAAGCTTCTTACACGCATGAAGTCTGACGGTATGAAGGTAGATCGCAAGGCTTTGGATGCAGTGCGTAAGGAGTTTGAGGATGAGCGTGGAGCCATTCAGTCTCGACTACAGATGCAAGTGCGTGAGGTCATGGGTGACACCCCCGTTAACTTGAATAGCCCAGAGCAAATGTCTCAGGTTATCTTTAGCCGTAAGCCTCACTCCAAGGATGATTGGCCTAACTTGTTTGATAACTGTAGGAAGCTATCTGACCTAAAGGAGATCGTTAATGCTAACAGTGACCTTCTGTATCGTACTGAGGCGTTCACTTGTCCGACTTGTGAGGGCAGTGCAGAAACGTACAAAGTAAAGAAAGATGGCAGTAAGTATGCAAGACCCAACAAATGTAAGGACTGTGACGCTAGAGGCTATCAACTCAAGAAGCAATCAAGAATGGCTGGCTTTGGTTTTTTCCCACCTAGCGCATCTTGGGTTAGTGCTAGTGGTTTTTCTACAGGCAAGGATATACTAGACGTACTTAGGGCTACAGCTATGGACAACAACATGGAAGTAGCTGTTAAGTTCCTTGAGGACTTGAAGCGGTTAAACGCTGTGTCTAGCTATCTGTCTAGCTTTGTTGAGGGTATAGACACCTTCACTAAACAGAACGATGTACTGCACGTGTCACTAACGCAGCACATTACATCTACTGGTAGGTTCAGTGGGCGTGAGCCTAACATGCAGAACATGCCTAGAGGTGGTACGTTCCCTGTTAAGCGTGTCTTTGTATCACGTTGGGATGGTGGTAAGATCATGGAAGCTGACTTTGCACAGCTAGAGTTTAGGGCTGCTGCATTCCTGTCACAAGACGAGACAGCTATGGAAGAGATCAACACAGGGTTTGACGTACACGCATACACTGCACAGATTATCTCTGATGCAGGTCAACCTACTGCAAGGCAAGCTGCCAAGGAACACACCTTCGCCCCTCTCTTTGGCGCGACAGGCTTTGGTAGGACTAAGGCAGAAGCTGCGTACTACACGCACTTCATTGACAAGTACAAAGGCATAGCCAAGTGGCACAAGAAGTTAGGTGATGAGGCTATACGTTTCCAAAAGATAACCAATGTATCAGGTAGACAGTATGCATTTCCCGGCACTACTAGAAGGGAAAACAATACACCTACTAACTTCACTAGAATTAAGAACTACCCTGTCCAAGGGTTTGCTACTGGTGATGTTGTACCTGTTGTGTTGCTTGAGATTGACAAGAGACTAAAGAACATGCGCTCTTGCATAGTTAATAGTGTCCATGACTCAGCGGTCATTGACATACACCCTGATGAACAAAAGGAGGTAATCAATGTTATTAACGATGTTAACGACTGT